GAGGTAATGATTGCAGATGCAATACGCAGACATAATCGTAATGCTTCAATTATCAGTTTCTGTGTTGGTTGGTTTGTTCTTGCACTTTTTGCTGAGGGTTTGCTTCGACTTATCGGAGTAATTCCACCATTACTACCATGGCTGAAAATCACATTATAGATTGGTTGGGAACAACCCTTTTAATGTTATTCGGAATAACCATGATGGTCCAAGGACATTTTATATTCCATGGAAAGTATGGTTATAGGCATACAGAACGTGAAAAACAGAAACTTAAGAATGTTAGGGAACAAGTAGAAAAAGTATTTAAAAAAGAGGAATGAACCAGGAAGAACGACAAGAGTTCTATAGAGAGCTAAGAGAAAGAGTTCACGAACTCAAAATAGCTTACTTGTTTGAAGAACCTTGCCCACTATATGAAGAGGATGATTTTTGGAATCAACGTATGACATATGACCATGAAGAGGAGGAGGTTCAGTGATTACCTACTCTGAGTGGATGGAATTAATACAATTCATCTCACATATGTTGTACATGTATGTCTCATTTATGTGCGGAGTTTTACTTGGATACGTTATCGGATTTAGAAACGGGAGTATGTAATGGAAACACTTATTCTTATAGGTTGCTTTTTACCACTACTAATCATCTACATAGTAATGAAGCTAGCAGTATGGATTTCTGCTGTTAATACTGAATCCGATTATGTTAAACGAGAACCCTTCAGAAAAAGAGGACCTTATGTGGCAGACGCATATGCAGACGTTGATGAGGAGGAAGAAGAGTATGGAGACCGCACAGATTATCGATGATGCAATTAACAAATACTATGAAGAACAGGGTAAACCTGTTCCTAGGTGGAGACAAAAAAGAGACCCAGATTGGTGGGCAGAATACTTAATGAGACTTGGGATGGACCCAAGAAATCCGTGATTCACGGGATAGCAACCCCGTAAAAAGTTCTGTTTCACCTCACGGAGAACAGATGGCAAACACACCAGTCGATAAATCAAAAGATTTTATTGATAAAGGTATGACTCTTATTACGGAGCAATCCTCTGACAAATACTTAAACAAATCCAATAAGAAAAAAGAAAACAAAAATGATGCTAAGTAACGCACTCTTATACGTGTCCGTTCCTTTTGTCTTGATTACATTACTTTTTGGACTTTACAAAGGTGAGAATGATTACTATGATAGTGATGATTATGATGGCAATGGAACAGCACACTAACTCTAAATCAAGAACATGAACAGATTCACAGAGTTTACAATCGAAGAAAAACGAAAACTTGCTGAAGCAATTTGGAGAAGGCAACGTTCTTTCATTGCAGGTGACAGGCAGTTTCGGGAGTACGGTGAACTTCTAAATGAAGTTTTAGATAGTCTAGAAGAATACGTACCTGGTAGAGTAATCTAATGAAAAAAGAAACCGAGGAAGAAAGGAAAAAACGAATAGAGGAACTTGCAAGACAAATGCATCCGCATGATGACGAGCCAGATCCTACTACTTACATGGGGAACTATAACTTTCCTCAGATGCTATTTGCTTTCTGCCTCGGTTTTGTCACCATGTTCGTTTTATCAGTAAACGAAATTAACAATTTTAAGGGATGCCCCTTACCAGAATACTTTATTAACGAAGGAAAACAATGAGAGTAGGAATTATCGGTCTCGGACGGATGGGTGAAGGCATGTCCCGTCGTATGCTCAAAGCAGGTCATGAGGTTTATGGATATCGCAGGAACTATAAAAAAGCAGAAGAACAATTTGAAAAGGGTTATATCAGTGGATGTACCACTTCTATTGAAACTCTTGTTCAAGTAGTTCGAGAAACTAAAGTATTGTATGGTGAAAAGTCTGGAGAAACTGTTGTTTCAAAAAATCCAGCAGTCTTTATGATGGTTGTACCAGCAGAATTAGTAGAGGAAACGTTAAATGAGCTACTACAATTTTGTGTGGAAGGCGATATTATTATTGATCATGGCAATTCCAATTTTAAAGACTCTCGCAAGAGGGCAGAAAGGTTGTCTAAACTGGGCATCCAATATCTTGACTGTGGCACTAGTGGTGGTGTTTACGGTTTGGAGCGTGGATATTGTCTTATGGTTGGTGGTTCAAATACTGCAGTATCCGTCTGCCGTCCTATCTTTGACGCACTCGCACCAGGTATTGATGCTGCCCCACGAACTGCCGACAGACGTGGGTACACTCTCTACCCTGAAGAGTATGGATGGATGCATTGTGGAGGACCTGGTGCAGGTCATTTTGTAAAAATGGTTCATAATGGTATTGAGTATGGAATCATGCAAGCATACGCAGAAGGATTTAATATCCTGCATGAAGCTAATGCTGGGTCGAAGTACGTTAAGGAAGGAGATGCTGAGGTTGCTCCAATGGACTGCCCAGAGGACTATCAGTATGACATTGACGTTTCTAAGGTGGCTGAGTGTTGGCGTCGTGGTTCTGTGGTTGGCAGTTGGTTGCTCGATCTTACCGCTGATGTTCTACGGCACGATAGAGAGCTTAGCAAGTTCGATGGGGGAGTATCAGACTCTGGTGAGGGTCGTTGGACGGTTCACGCTGCTGTGGATCTTGGCGTACCCTCTCCTGTTATCTCTGGTGCGTTGTGGGCTCGTTTTGAGTCACGCCGTCTTGGTGCTTTCACGGCCAAGGTTTTGAATGGAATGAGAGCAATGTTTGGAGGACATGACGTAAGATGAGTGTTTGTATTGCAATGAATACGTTGTTAGCAACTGCTGCAACAATGATTGTTGGTGAAGTGACTCCCGAATCAGTTAGAACTTATGCTTCAATTAATGCTGACCCTTGGGACAACAATACACAAATAAATTTTGAGGAACCAATGGGTTCATTTGGTATTGAATATGATATTTACAAGCATGTAAGATTGTTTGCTGAGCATCTTTCATCACCAATGCAATGTAATGATCATCCAGGTATCAACCATGCTGGAGTTAAATTTATCGCACCAATCAATGACCTTACTCTTTACTCTGGGGTCAGCATTAACCATTCTGACTTTGATAGTAATGATAGGTTTGGGGGACCATTGGCATCAGTAGGTGCTGAGTATGGAAAAAGTTTAAAATTATTTGCTGAGTACTTGACTAGTATTAGGGAATTGGAAGGTGGAAGAGTATCTGCTGGATTTAAAATATTCTTTAAATAGATATGTCAGATAAAACTCATTGGATATGCACAAAGTGTGGTGGTAAAGGTTGTCAACACTGCAACAAAGGTTGGGAAAAATGACTCTACTTTTTATATTCGCATTTATTGCTTTACTAGTTACTACATTGGAAACAACTTGGCCAGTAAAGTATAAGGGTAAAATAAAACTTCCTCCTAAGTACAAAAAGAAATGAATAACGAACAGCAACAGCATCCAGAATCAGAGCAGGAACCATTTCCAGAATCAGAACAACATGGTCATGAGGAATCATGACACACGTTCAACTTTTTGTTAGGGCTGTAATGAATACCCCATGGTGTTTAGGTGTCATGGGATTTATGTTAGTTTTTGTTCCCATCATTGGTATGCACCTTGTCCACAAATATGGTTGGGAACACTGGGAACCATTTGACAGGTCACATAGGGAGTGATAATATATATACCTAAGAAATCGGTGACTAAATGGATTACAAAGAGTTTGAGGAATTACCCGTTATCCCTATTGAACAATTCCAAAAACACTTTGATGAATACATCGAAGATATTGAAACAAATAAAACTTCATATGTCATTGAAAACGAAAATGGTGATAAAGCAGTTATGATTCCTGCCGATGACGAATTTATAAGATTGTACACTGAACATGAAGAAGGTTGTTGATGACCCATATATTTGGCAAGTTTCAAATTCACTGACTGATGAGTTTTGTGATAAATTAGTTCAGAAATTTGAAGAAGACTCGGAAGGTAAAGTATACCGAGGAATTGTAGGTTCTGGTGTACAAACAGAAATAAAAGAAACTCTAGATTTAGCTGTTAGACCATCTAGTGAGGTTTGGAAAAAAGACGATGAATTTATTTCTAATAAAATTGGTGAGTGCATTAATGAATACATTGAGTATATAACTAAATGTGTTCCTAATGTTGATTTTCATAATGGCATTAGAAATGTAACTGATTCTGGATACCATATTCAAAGGTATGAACCAAATAAAGGGTTTTATACTTGGCATAATGATTATTCATTTGAGAAAGATAAGGGAAGCAGAATCTTGACATTTATCTGGTATTTGAATACAGTGGAGAGGGGTGGTGAAACAGAATTCACAAATGGGATGAAGATTAAACCAGAGAAAGGAAAACTAGTCATGTTTCCTTCTACTTGGACTTACACTCATAGGGCATGTATACCATACTCTGGTGAAAAATATATCCTCACTGGTTGGATTTACAATGGATGGAATGATACCTGCAGTATGCTCGATTAGCAATCTGGTGAATGCAGCAAACTCATAATTTGCCTAAGGAGAGTTCGATCCTCTCATCGAGCATAGTCCTGGGATGACTTTAAAAGCACCCTGGTCGGGATGGGTTCTAACGACCCCTCGGGTTTCTTGCTTTTCCATAAGAGCAAGTGGTGGAGCTAAGTGCATCGAATATACCCCGTTGGATAAGGGTTAAGCCAACTGGTGCGGACATCTGCAAAGGTTTCTTGTTTCTCCTTACGTCTAAAAGAACAAGTGGCGAGCCTGCAAAATACGGATAATGAAAGGGGGGGTTTACAAGGACCCTCTTTTTTTGTAGAATATATACTAAGTCTGATTTTATCTATTAAAAACATGGGTCAATATGTAAAAAAAGCACTTGTACTTGGTGCAGGTGGTTTCATCGGTAGTCATATGGTTAAGAGACTTCGTGATGAAGGTTACTGGGTACGTGGAGTTGACCTGAAGTATCCAGAGTTCTCCCAGACCTGGGCAAACGAATTTGTCCAAGGAGACCTTCGTGACGTAGACTTCGTTCGTCGTGTCCTTCAGTATAAGGGTGACCGTGGTAATTTCTATAATTCAGTTCCTTATAGGTACATCAATTGTTTTGATGAAATCTATCAGTTTGCTGCTGATATGGGTGGGGCTGGGTTTGTCTTTACTGGTGAAAATGATGCTGATATTATGCATAATAGCGTTAGCATTAATCTGAATGTTCTTGAAGAGCAACGTAAATTAAATGAGCAACTCGGCAAAAATAGTACTAAAATTTTCTATTCTGGTTCTGCTTGCATGTATCCTGAGCATAACCAACTTGATCCCAATAATCCTGATTGTAGGGAGTCTTCTGCTTATCCCGCCAATCCAGACTCTGAATATGGTTGGGAGAAACTTTTTAGTGAACGTCTATATCTGGCTTACAGCCGCAACCACAGCATTCCTGTACGTGTTGCTCGATATCATAACATCTTCGGACCCGAGGGCACATGGACAGGGGGACGAGAAAAAGCTCCTGCTGCGATTTGTAGAAAAGTGGCATATCTCCCAGATGCTGGTGGTGCTATCGAGGTATGGGGAGATGGAGAGCAAACCAGAAGTTTCCTCTTCATCGACGAGTGCATCGAAGCAACCAGAAGACTAATGGATTCTGATTTCCAGGGACCTGTAAATATTGGTTCTGAAGAAATGGTTACCATCAATCAATTGGTCGAGACTGCTGCCCGTGTTGCTGGTAAAGAAGTTCAGAAACTTCATAAACTTGATGCACCTTTGGGTGTTCGTGGACGTAACTCCAACAATGATTTGGTTCGTGAAAAGTTGGGTTGGGATTACTCACAAACCCTTGAAGAAGGTATCCGTAAAACCTATGAGTGGATTTCTGAACAAATTAGTCGTGGAGAATTGTCAGCATGAGTTGGAGAGTTTCGTTATTAGATATTGCAATTAACGACCACTGTGAGTTTGATAATCCTCAAGACTTTGATGTGTATCAATATGGAGTCTTCAATGGAGGCTCCATGAAAGAGATTGCGAAAATTCTAAGTAAACATAAGTTGGAAGTGACTACATTCCATGGATTTGATGTATTCACTGGTATGCCCAAAGAAACTGCCGAACCTATTTGGCAAGAGTCTTGGGACCCAGATATCCTTCCAGATGAATTTAATGTAGTAAAATATTTTGGTTTAGAAACACCAGAGCAGTGTGCGGCAAAAGTAGAGTCTGAAGTTCAGAATATATACACTAGTAATGAAAAAGAAACAAAGGTTTCTGTAGTTGCTGGACTTGTTGAAGAGACTCTACCTGCAAAGGAGAATCTCAAACCAGCACTTTATGTTGATTTCGATTTGGATATCTATTCTCCAACAAAGTTTGCCTTTAACTATATGATGGAGAATAATCTAATCGTTCCTGGCACTATCATCGGATACGATGACTGGGGTGGTACTCCTGGTTTTGAAGAGATGAAAGATGGTGAATCCCGTGCTCACAGAGAAATCATTGAAGAATACGGAATTGGAATGGAAAAACTTTATCAGCATGGAAATCATTACCCCCATGTTCAAACTGTTTGGAAAGTGACGGAGGTAAAATGACAACATTAGTTTATGTTGGTGCAAACAAAGGTGGTAGTCTACAAAGAATTTACCAGCAGTTTGACCAAGTTATTGCATTTGAACCAGACCCAGAGATGTTTGCTGACCTGGAGAACAACATTGTAGAAACTAAAGACACTGAAGTAGTTTTGGTTAATGCTGCATGTTCTGACCAAGATGGTGAGCAAACATTGTATGTTACAGGTAATCGTGTAGCAAGTAGTCTTGGTGATGGTTCAAAAGAGTTCAAGGACTTTCATGGGTTCAATGCTGCTGTCATCAAAGAAATCACAGTTAAAACTGTAAATCTTTCTGACTTTTTGTATGAAGGTGGAGTCGAAAAGATTGAACTATATGTATCAGATGCTCAGGGAAGTGACCTGAATATTTTGAAGACTATGAAGGAAAGATATATTGACACATCTAATATTGGTGAGTTATTTTTAGAAACCCATCAAAACGGAATTTATTTATACGAAGGACTGTATAATCAACTTGATGGATTCAAAGAACTCCTTGGTGAAAACTATAATCTAATCCATGCAAGTCTTGGATGTGAAAATAGTAGATTAGTAACAGAAGAAGACATTCCCGAGAGTAATCCAGAGTTTGATACATACTGGAGACTTAAAACTAGGGAAAATGATGGTAGAATTGGTTCAACATTACGTGCATGAGGCAAAATGAAAATTACAGTATTAGGTTCTAGTGGTCAGGTTGGTGCTTACCTCACTGAATACCTTCGCAAAAAAGGGCACACAGTTCATGAGTTTGATGTAGTTAATGGTGACCACCATGACATGACTACTATTCCTAATCCAGAATTGCATCGAGTAATTATGGATTGTGATTTTGTATTCTTCCTCGCATTTGATGTGGGTGGTTCACGTTATCTGAAGAAGTATCAACATACTTTCAAGTTTATTGATAACAATACTCGTCTGATGGCAAATGCTTTCGGACTTATCGAGAAGTATAATAAGAGATTTGTCTTCGCATCATCTCAGATGAGTAACATGTCTTACTCTCCTTATGGTGTGATGAAACGTGTGGGTGAACTCTATACCACTGCACTGAAAGGACTGACTGTTAAGTTCTGGAATGTTTATGGTATTGAAAAAGACCATGAAAAAGCACACGTCATCACTGACTTTATCAAGAAGGGATTTGAACTTGGTGAGTTTGAAATGATGACTGATGGTACTGAAGAACGTCAGTTCCTCTATGCTGAGGATTGCTGTGAAGCACTAGAAACTGTGATGGAAAATTATACGGACTTCAAACCAGAAGACCCTCTTCATATCACCTCTTTCCGTGCAACACCAATTAAAGAGGTTGCTGCAATTATTCAAGGTCAATTCGGATTGATTGGTAAGGAAGTAAGAATTAAACCTGGACTAGCTAAAGACAGTGTTCAGATGGATAAGAGAAATGAGGCAGACAGTTACATTACTGGGTGGTGGTTACCTAAAACTAATATGCAAGAAGGTATTGCAAAAGTTTTTGATGAAATGAAAAAGGAGTATGCTGATGCCTGACCAATACCAAGAAATAGATAATATCTTTCCTGAATATAAGAATGGAAAGTACTGCAGGATTGAGCATTTTGCGGATAAACTAAAAGACTTGGGTGAAGGATGTGTTGTTGAGTTTGGTGTTGCATCTGCTCAAACAACAATTGAAATGGCAAGTAAGAATCCTGATAGAAAAATCTATGCGATTGACCATTTTGAAGGTCTTGAGCAAACAAGCAAACCAACAGAACCCTATATGGGTTGGCATGAAGGTGCATTTGCACTAGGTGACCCCAAGTTCCCCCACATCCCCAAGACACTGGATGAGGTCTATGAGAGACTTGCTCCATACCCAAATGTGGAGTTGATTGTTGAAGACATTCATAAGTTGAAGTCTCCTCAAGAGTTGAATATTCCAAGACTTGCTGCTGTTCATATTGATGTCGATATCTATGAACCAACAGTATCTGCACTCAACTGGGT